TGGGTCTCGCCGGGCTTGGCGAAGGTGGTGAACTCTTTGCCGTAGGCCCGGGCTGCGCCGTAGCTGCTGTGGCTCTTGAGCACGATCTCAGCGTGCCGCTGGGCGGTGATCTGCTTCATCACTTGGCCCTCCGCAGCTTGGTGCTGGTCTGCTTGACCGGCTCGTCGAAGAACTGGGTGCGGCCCTCGCTGGGCGGGACCCAGCCGAACCGGCGCCAGGTGGCCTGCACGTCGCCGTGCGGGGTCCACTTGAACCGGGGGTCGGTGGCCGGGATGGTCGGGTAGGTCAGGCGCGGGGCGCCGGTGCTGTCAGCCATGCTTGCTCCTTTCACTGGGTTACTGTTTGCCGGGCTGTCGAGACGCAAGTGTAGCTTACGCCACGGGGCGTGCGGAAATAGGTACAAACCCGTACCGGTTACTCAGTCTTCGCGGAGAACGCGGACAACCGCAGACAGCGCGTCGGCTGGCGTGGCTGCCGTGTGGACAGTGGCGCTTGCGCCCACCAGGATCAGGTGGACCTTGGCCCCGGGCCCGGCCGCCCTCGCCTGCTCGAGCTTGGTGCTGATCTGCTCCGGCGTCTGGGCGAACAGGAACAGGTGCCCGTCCTGGTGCAGATCCGGCAGGACGTCGCGCGGCGGGGACTGCCGCTGCGCGTCACCGAACTCGCCGCCCAGGCGCCAGAGCGCGTCGAGCTCGCTGGCGTCGTTCATCAGCCATTCGAGCGGCACGCCCGTGGCCTTGGCCATTGCGATCAGGTGGTCGGTGGTGGGCTTGGTCCGGTGCTCCGGCTCTTCTGCTTCCCAGAGGGCGACGGCCCCGCGCGAGACGCCGCACATGGCGGCCAGCTGAGCCTGGGTGAGGTCGGCGTACCTGCGCGCCTGCCGGAGGCGTTGCCACAGTTGGGTGCCCATCACGACAGTTTGAAGGTGCGGCTTACCAAATGCAAGAGCGTACATCGGCAGAGTCCCGCGGTAGGTTGTAGGACAAACGCCGACATGGCAACGCGCGTGCCAGGGGCCGTATTGGTGCAAACCCGCAGCGGTGCTATCCACGGGATGCAAGTGCCGCTATCATCGCGGCCATGCGAGAAATCATCCAATCCCTGGGCGGCCCGACCGAGGTCGCCCGCTATCTTGGCGTGCGCAGCCAGGCGGTCAGCCTGTGGGGCGTGACCGGCCGCGTGCCGCTCGACCGTGTGCCTGCACTGCTGCGCCTGGCAAGTGAGCGCGGCGTGGCTCTGACCCCCGAGGACCTCCGGGGCGACTTTGACTGGTCGGTGGTGTGCTGCTGCCGAGAGGGCACCCAGGCGTGACCGAGCTCCAGGTGGTGCTGTCGATCGACGCGATGAAGGCGATGGCCCACGGCCAGGAGCTGGTGTTCGACGTGCAGGACGAGGCCGGCACCATCCGCCTGATGCTGCGCTGCGACGACCACGCCCTGGCCACCATCCGCGATCAGGTCGAGAAGGCGATGCTGCACTTCCTGCCCGTGGATGGGCAAAGACATTGAAGTCCGTGCCGGCCGGTTGCCGGTGTTGTTTGAAGGAGATGCACCGTGAGTGCGATGAGACGAGAGTATTTCAAGGACCTGCTGAAGGATTGCATGGAGGTCTGCCAGGAGATGGGCATCGAGCCCGAGGACCAGGCGGTGGTGATCGCCGCCCTGGTCGAGAGCGACAGCCTCAACGGGGTGCGCAAGGCGATGATGACGCCGGCCTTCCTGCTGTCCTCCAACGCGCGCCGCCAAGACGCTACCCCGCAGTTCTGAGGGGTAGCGCATGGCAGTACAAAAGAAGCCGGCGGCTCTGCCGGTTCAACTCGACCGCATTCCCTCTGACCTGCGCACCATCCCCCGCTGGGTGATGTGGCGCTACGTGCAGCGCACCAAGCCCGACGGCACCAAGGTCTGGGCCAAGCTGCCCATGACCACCGCCGGCGGCGCAGCCAGCTCCACCGACCCGGCCACCTGGGCCACGTTCGACGACGTCGCCGACACGCTGATCATGGGCGGCTTCGACGGCATCGGCCTGGTGCTGGGCGAGGACGTGCAGGGCATCGACCTGGACGATTGCCGGGACCCTGGCACCGGCGAGCTCAGCGAGCTGGCGCAGGAGGTGCTCGAGAAGGTCGAGGGCTACGCTGAGGTGTCGCCCAGTGGCACCGGCATCAAGCTGTTCAGCAAGACCAACCTGGACGTCAGCCGCACCAAGAAGGAGGTCGGCGTCGAGCTCTACCGCGAGGGCCGCTACTTCACGGTGACCGGCCACCAGCTCAACGGCCACGAGTCGCTGCCGCTGTTCGAGCAGGACGTCGCGTGGTTTGTCGAGCGCATCTTCGGCGAGGACCTGTCGCCAGTTGGCGACGGCAACGAGAACGCGCTGGCCCTCTACAAGGAACCGCTCGAGGGCTGGGAGCTGGACCGCGTGGTCGACGAGGTGCTGCCGCACCTGGACCCGGACTGCGGCTACGACGAGTGGCTGCGCATCGGCCAGGCGCTGCACCATCAAGGCCAGGGAGCTGAAGACTGGCTCGAGGCCTGGGACAACTGGTCCGCGGGCTCGAGCAAGTGGGTCGAGGGCTACTGCGCCGACAAGTGGGACAGCTTCAACCAGCAGCGCGGCCGCGGGCGCGGCGTGCTCACGCTGGCCAGCCTGCTCAAGCAGACCAAGGACAAGCGCCAGGAGGTGGTGCGCGAGGAGCGCGCCGACCTCGTCGAGCAGTTCAAGGCCCAGGTCGACGCGTGCAGCGCAGCGCAGGACCTGCAGGACCAGGTGGCCGCGCGCATCGCCAACACCCCAGGCCTGACCGACATCGACCGCGAGACGCTGGCCTCCGCCATCCAGAAGAAGGCCAAGGACCTGGGCGTCAAGCTGCCGATCGCGACCGTGCGGGGGTGGGTGCGCAGCCGTACGGCCTCTGGCCAAGCGCCGCAGATGCCTGAGTGGGCCAAGCCGTGGGTCTACGTCACCGACGGGGACAAGTTCTTCAACGTCGAGACCAAGCAGGAAGTCACCGGCCTGGGCTTTCGCGCGATGCACAACCGGTTCATGCCACTGGACCAGAAGGGCAACCGCGAGCGCGCCGATTCCTGGGCGGTCGAGTTCTGGGGCACGCCCGTGGTGGCGCACAAGGCCTACATGCCCGGCGCCGGCGTGACTTTCAGCCTGTTCGGCCTCGAGTGGGTGAACCTGTACCGGCCCGAGTCGGTGCCCCAGGTGCCGGCCGAGTACGACCAGGAGGACCTGGACGCGATCGACGTGGTCAAGGCGCACGTCGAGCTGTACCTGGCCGACGAGCGCGAGCGCCAGCTGCTGATGAGCTGGGTCGCGCACAACGTGCAGCAGCCTGGCCAGAAGGTGCGCTGGTCACCCTACATCCACGGCGTGCCGGGCGACGGCAAGAGCTTCTTCCTGGAGCTGCTGGCCGCGGCGATGGGCGGGCAGAACGTGCGCGCGCTCAACGGCAGCACGCTCGAGAGCGCCTTCACCGACTGGGCGGTGGGCTATGCGGTGGTGGGCATCGAGGAGATGAAGCAGCACGGCCACAACCGCTACGACATTATGAACAGGGTCAAGCCGTTCATCACCAACACGGCGGTCGAGATCCACCCCAAGGGCAAGGCCAGCTACACCGCGCCCAACGTCAGCAACTACATCATCTTCTCGAACTACCTGGACGGGGCGCCGGTGGACGAGGGCGACCGCCGCTACATGTTCCTGAGCTCCAGGCTGACCACGCCCCAGGCCAAGACGATGACCGAGCAGGGCTACTTCAAGCGCCTGTTCGACGCGGTCCACGAGCACCCGGGCGCGATCCGCAAGTGGCTGCTCGAGTTCCAGCTGCACGCTGAGTTCGACGCCAACGGCCGGGCCCCGGACACCGAGGTCAAGCAGACGGTGATCGAGATGAGCAAGTCAGACCTCGAGCTGGCGGCCGAGGACGTCATTGAGCGCGGGGTGCCAGGGGTCACGCGCGACGTGCTCAGCTCCGCCCACCTGACCAGGGCGCTCGTGGCCGCCGGCCAGGACGCGCCGTCGACGACCCGCGTGAACACGCTTCTGAGCAGGCTCGGATACCGGTTCGCCTACCGCCGCCGGGCCCTGGGCGAGGTCTGCAGGATCTGGGTGCAGCAGGGCTCGGGGCTTGCGGACTTCGACGCGATCGCGCGGTTGAACGCGACGAGCGACGCGGGCGCGGACTTTTTGAGCTGAGCGTATGCGGTACGTCGGCACGTCACGCAGGTTGTCACGACGGTTGTCACGGCAATTTTCCCTCTGTAAGTGTGACTGTGTGACAGGTGTGACAGGTATATGGGTAGCGCACACATGCGAGACGTTTTTTCCTGATCGAAAAAATATATATGTGTATGAGGCTAACCGACCCATAGGAGTTGTCACGTTGTCACGGGTCGTCACGGGATCGGTTTGTAGGCAGGGCGGCTCCCGGAGGGGGCCACTGGAACGAAGGAGGCTGGATGCTGGAACGCCGAATTGAGCAGCGGCTTGTTGAGCGCGCCAAGGCGGCGGGCGGTATGGCCATCAAGTGGGTGGCGCCAGGGTTGTCTGGCGTGCCCGATCGGATCGTGA